TGGCCGACCCGACAACTTTCGCATATGCAGTATTGAAAGCCGTTCAGGAGCGTATCAAGTTAACGGAAGAAGCTATCCTGCAAGGAAGTCCTAAGAACATGGAATCTTATCGACAACTGGTGGGGGAGATCAATGGATTGGCATTTGCCGAGCAGGAAGTCAAAGACGCCTTGCAATCATGGGAAGAAGAATGACCAAAACTCTTTTTGTACCAGATCATATTGCCAAAGATAACAACAGTGATGCTGTAGCGGCGGCTTATGTAGAAAAAGACGAGCGCGTACTTAATCCAGAGCGTTTGGAAGTGGAACTAAATGAACGTCTTCCGCAGCCTACGGGCTGGCGTATTCTGGTTATGCCGTACATGGGTAAAGCCACCACAGAGGGTGGTGTTTATATCCCGGATACTGTCCGGGATCGAGAAGCGTTGGCGACGGTGGTTGCCTACGTGGTAAAGGTTGGACCATTGGCGTATAAGGATCCTGACAAGTTTGGAGCTAATGCTTGTAAGCCATGGTGCAAAGAAGGCCAGTGGGTTTGCATTGGCCGTTACGCCGGCGCCAGATTTAAGATCGACGGCGGTGAAGTCCGTATCATCAATGACGACGAGGTCATTGCGACGATTCTTGAGCCTGATGATATTAAACATGTCTAGAAAGGAGAAAGAGACCATGGGAACCATGACATGCCACAGGAAACAAAGATTGAAATAGGAGACTCAGACGAGTCTGCTGTTGATGTAAATGTTGAGGAAGATACCGAAGAGACGAAAAACTCTTCTGGAGAAGTAGAAGTAAAAGCGGAGTCTCCCAAGCAAGAGGAAGAGCTTGAGGAGTATAGTTCGGGAGTTAAGACCCGTATTAATGACTTGACCAAGAGGTTCCGCGAAGAGGAGCGCCAGAAACAGTCTGCCGTTCAGTATGCGGAAAATGTCCACAAGGAAAACGAATCCCTGAAGCAACGCTTGGATTCTCTGGACAAGGGATATCAGGAAGAATTTGGAAATCGCGTTACTTCGCAACTTGATTCCGCGAAGAGACTTCTCAAGGAAGCCCATGAGAGTGGCGATATTGACAAGATTGTTGAAGGCCAGGAAGCTTTATCCAATTTAGCATTCGAGAAGGGCAAGTTAGCAAAAGCTCAACGTGAAGCTCTAGCGCCCCAAGTCGCTCCAGCACAACAACCAATTGCCCCCGCGCAACAACCAGCCGCTCCCCCCGATCCTAAAGCGGAGTCTTGGGCCAAGAGGAATAACTGGTTTGGGCAAGACGAAGTTATGACATACGCTGCATTTGGTGTTCATCGTCGCTTAATTGAGGATGAAGGGTTTGATCCGACATCAGATGACTACTATGCTGAACTTGACAAGAGAATGGTGTCTGAGTTTCCACATAAACTTGGACAGAAAACTCAGTCAAACGGGGGAAGCCGCAAGGTTGCGTCAGCCGAGGCTTCCGCATCCCGCAACAGAAGTGGACGAAGGACTGTGCGATTAACGCCCTCTCAAGTTGCGATTGCAAAGAGGCTAAATGTGCCGCTTGAAGAATACGCAAAATATGTGAGGGACTAATCATGAGTGATACTGAGACCACATCTCGCCAAAAGTCTACGAGGACGCTTCGAACCAATGAGACCCGTGCCAAAGGGGTACGCAGGGAACCTTGGAAGCCACCATCCATACTGGATGCGCCGCCCCCACCTGAAGGTTACGCCCACAGGTGGATACGATCTGAAGTCGCGGGTTTTGACGACCGCAAAAACGTATCAGCTAGAATCCGTGAGGGTTGGGAGTTGGTGCGGGGCGAAGAACACCCAGACTTCGATATTCCTACGGTTCAGGATGGGCAGCACGCCGGCGTTATTGGAGTAGGTGGTTTATTGTTAGCAAGGATTCCATTGGAAATCGTTGAGGAACGCAATGCGTATTACAGGGGTATGACGGGCCAACAAATGACGGCTGTTGATAACGACTTAGCCCGTGAGCAACACCCCTCCATGCCGATTAGTAAGCCTGATCGGCAGTCCCGTGTAACTTTTGGAGGTCCCCAAGAAGGGGACCAGGAGTAAAACAATATGGCCAACAGTCAAGGAGCATATGGTCTACGTCCCTTACAGATGTTGGGACAGGCTGCTAACTCGACTGGTGCCGCCAACTATCCAATGTATGAAATTGCCAATGGCAATACTAACGCCATCTACCACGGTAGCCCCGTTATCCCGCTTTCCACGGGATATATCGACATAGTTGGGGCCGCCGCCGGTGGAACCGTTAGTTTGCTTGGTGTTTTTATGGGTTGTGAATATGTGGCGAGTACCACGTTAAAGCCTACGTTTAGTAACCTTTGGCCTGGTTCAGGAGCAGACAGCAATCATCCTATTAAGGCGTATGTTGCTGATGACCCGAACCAGTTGTTTGTTATAACTTCTGATGCCACATGGACCAGTAAAGCAACTGCTATCGCTGATAGATTCAAGAACGCACAGTTTGCGACAGCGACAAGCGGCACAACGGCTACTGGTGTTTCTAGTGCTCAGGTGGATATAAGTACTGCGGCGACCACAGGGCCTGATTTCCATCTCAGAATAATGGGCTGGGAAGACAATCCAGAGAACCTGGATTTCACGGCAGCTGGGGTTGGTGTGATTGTTCGTTTAAACAATCACTTTAATGCACCGAATGGTTCTGCTAACGCGGGTACGACCATTTCAGTTACCGGCATATAGAGGAGTTGAGAGATGGCTATTTCAAGAGCTCAACTAGCGAAAGAGCTAGAGCCTGGCCTCAACGCCCTTTTTGGACTTGAGTATGCCAGGTATGACAACGAAGCAGCAGAAATTTATGACACGGAATCCTCAGAACGTGCATTTGAGGAGGAGGTCATGCTTTCCGGTTTTGGGTCAGCCCCAGTTAAAACGGAAGGAACCGCTGTTTCATTTGATGATGCACAGGAAGCGTATACCGCCAGGTATACCATGGAGACTATCGCACTTGCCTTCTCTATCACGGAAGAAGCAATTGAGGATAACCTCTATGATCGTCTAGCTTCCCGCTATACGAAAGCTTTGGCACGTAGCATGTCCAACACCAAACAGGTCAAGGGCGCTGCTACTTTGAACAATGCTTTCGATAGTAGCTTTGTAGGTGGCGATGGTCTGGAGCTTATCTCCACGGCCCACGTCTTGGTGAATGGTAATACGTGGCGTAACGAACCAACCACCGCTGCCGACCTGAACGAGACAAGTCTCGAGAATGGTCTTATTGACGTTGCAGGTTTTGTAGACGAGCGGGGACTTAAAGTTTCTGTTCGTGGGCAGAAGTTGATTATTCCCGCGGCACTTCAGTTTGTTGCGGATCGTCTTTTGGAATCCACTCTTCGTCCAGGTACTGCCGATAACGATATAAACGCTACGCGGAACATGGGAATGCTCCCGCAGGGTTATACCGTTAACCATTATTTGACAGATACCGATGCATGGTTCATGCGGACTGATGCCCCTCGAGGCTTCATCCACTTTGAACGTATGCCGATATCTACAAAGATGGAAGGTGATTTCGATACAGGTAATGTAAGGTTTAAGGCCCGTGAGCGTTATAGCTTTGGGTACTCAGACCCGCGTTGCGTATACGGTTCACCCGGCGCGTAAAGACTACGGGAGGGGGGCGACCCCCTCCTTTCTTTCTGGGATAAACCAGCCCTAGCGACTGACCCAGCAGACGCTTACGAAGACTCTAGGGCAAACCCTCTCGTAAGGAGGTAATTTACCATGAGTACTACACGTTTTTCTGGACCAGTGGCCTATAGCGGTGGAGCAAACCAAACCGGGGGTGGCGCATGGTTTACAAATTTACCAATCCAAACGAACCCTGATTATGTGTTCCAGTATGAAGATTTTACTGGGATTGCAGTTGATGGCACTAATGATTGGACCTATTCACAACTTACCAGTGGTACAGGTGCCATTTTAGCTGACGCTGTTGGCGGGTGGTATGAAGTTGCGGGTACTGGATCAGACAATACTGGTGCTTCCCTTCAAGGCAACGAAGTCTGGCAACCTGAAGCTAGTAAAAATATATTCTTTGAAACTCGTCTTGTTACGACGGACGCGGACCAGATGGATATTTTTGTTGGTCTTTGTGTGAATGCCACATTGAGTGTAACGGTTCCTTTCACCACCAATAATCAGATCGGCTTCCTTGTTGTTGATGGAGCGGCGGATATTTACGCTGTTTGTGATAATGGGGGTACTGAAACCAAAACTGACACTGGCGTTGATTTTGCTGATGGTTCCGTTTCCGGCGGTACGATTAGTGGTGATCGTCGGTTAGGGTTTATTGTTCGTGGGACTGGCCAAGTGGAATTTTATGTTGATCGGAAACTGGTTACAACGACAGCAAGTACTACGGTTATTCCAACTACCCAAATGACCACATGGCTTGCTGCGGTGGCTGGCGAAGCTACCGCCAACAAGGTTGATTGTGACTATCTCTTGACGGTATCGCAGCGTACTACGGATGGTATGACTCAATATGACAAACAGCCATAATAGGCAAAAATGAGGAGTGAACTAGATGGCTGATGTTTTTGTAGAAAAAGTCATCGAGGATGGCCCTCGTAACCTTGTCAAATCTTTTTCGTACACACACGTGGACACGGCACAAGCTGCGGTTATGGCGGTAGACGTTTCTGGATTATCCACTCTTCAAGATGGAACGGCTTGCACCGGGGTTCGTATTAATAAAATATGGTTTAGTACGACAAATCTTGAATTAAACATTCTATGGGATGCCAGTACAAATGTGTTAGCGGTAGTGCTACCAACAGATTATCAAGGTAGTTTTGATTTCTCTTCCTTTGGGGGCTTAGTAAATAGTGCCACAAGTCCTACTGGAGATATCAAATTCACTACTGTTGGGGCTGCGGCTGATGATGATTACACCGTGGTCCTCGAATGCATAAAGGAGTTCTAAGATGGCTTCTACTAAAAAACCTGTGAAACGCAAGACTGGCGGCAAAGTAAAAAGGCAAGTGGGTGGAGCAACTATCTTGCCCTTAGCCCGTCAAGGATTACCAGTTCTTCCAACCAGAGGTGTTCGTACACCAGTTAGTTTAGTTGCCAAGAAGGGTGGAGTCGCAAAGCGTAAGAAGGGCGGCACTGTCAAACGAGCCGGCGGCGGAACGGCTAGGAAGAAGTAGTCAGTACCTTGGACGAACTTTCCCGCAAGAATGAGCTGGAGCTTGTCGCTATAAAAGGCGAGCTCCGGCTTCTTTCTCAAAAAATAGATGTTCTTAAAACGAATGACATCTATCATCTACAAAAATCCCTGGATACACTGGGTAGACGTTTATGGGCGATAGGGTTTTTGATATTAGGGCAAATTGTTGTAGCACTCCGTCTTACTGTGTGGGGTTAAGGAGTAAAGGATGGCAACTTCAGGATCGGTTGATTTCAACCTGGACATGGCCGAAATAACAGAGGAAGCCTTTGAAAGGTGCGGCTTAGAGCTACGCACCGGCTATGACTCTCGAACTGCCAGGAGATCGCTTAATCTTCTTTTTGCAGATTGGGCCAACCGGGGCCTAAACCTCTGGACAATTGAAGAAATTACACAGACTTTAGCCCGGTTATCAACATCCTCTGCGGTAGCTACCTACCCCCTTGGTGTTATCACCATGACAGTGGGAGATTCCAGTAGTTTTAGTGTCGGGGAAACGATAACAGGTGGCACCAGTGCGGTAACCGCTTCTATTATTACACTCCCTTCTTCCACTACCATGACCCTAACGGTTCCAAGTGGCAGTTTTACTGCTGCTGAAACCATTACTGGATCGTCCAGTGCAGCTACTACAACAGTCACGGCAGATCCAAGTTTAGCAGATGTTCAGGCCACGGTGGATGTCCTGGAAGCGGTAATTCGCAGAGACGGTGAGGATTTGGCTGTAAACCGTATTGGGAGATCCAATTATCTAAATATCCCCAAGAAAACCACTCAATCTCGTCCTACACAGTTTTATGTCAATCGTCAGATAACTCCCACGATTACGGTGTGGCCTCTTCCCGAAAATTCCACTGATCAATTAATTTATTATCGTATAAAAAGGCTCGAGGACGCAGATGTGGCTACCAACAATGCCGACATTCCCTTCAGATTTCTGCCGTGCCTTGTGGCTGGGTTGTCTTATCATATTGCTCTTAAAAAGTCGCCGACTCGGGTAGAGTCTCTGAAGCTAATTTATGAAGAAGAGTTTGCCCGAGCCGCCGCCCAGGATATTGATCATGGGGTTCCTCTTCGTCTTGTTCCCACCGCACGATCTTTAAGGGTGTAACATGGCAAGATACGCAAGTGACAAACATGCTTTGGGCATCTCTGACATGTCTGGTAGAGCCTATCACCTCAGAGATATGAAACTAGAGTGGAACGGCTTTCTTGTTGGGAGAGACGAATTTGAAGCGAAACAACCTCAACTGACGCCGCCAAAAGTCCTTGCTGATCCTCAATCCTTACGGATTAGTAGGCCCGACAGGGTGGAACCCCCAGTACAGGTTCTGCTCCAGTTTAATCCATTCCGGTCAGGAGATTCTGGATCGACAACTATTAATGTGTTGCAACCCGGACAC